AGTAAAGCATGAAATTGCAGTCTCAACTGGATCTCCAGTCGGACCATCACATGATGAAATTGTATTGCATGCTGAGGAAGACTATAAATTTGCCCGTGAACGCATTAAAAAACTTATAGACACAAGTGACGAAGCCATAAGTACAATGCATGCTCTTGCAAGTGACGCTGAGCATCCTCGTGCATTTGAAGTGCTTGCTGGTATGATAAAAACCGCAGCTGACATAAATGGCCAGTTATTAGGACTGCAAAAAGAGCGTAAAAAAATTATACAGGTTGATGATAAGCGTGGACAACCTGCAGTTCCTAATACTACAAATAATGCTATATTTGTTGGTACCACTACAGAACTACAAAAGTTATTGCGTGGGGCGGTCGATGACGATGCTATTGATGTTGAATAAAATATAAATATATATTATGGCAACACATGATTTTGGCGACGGAAATGGACCAGTGGAGGCTGCTCAACATTCTAATGGTGGTGGATGGGTTGCAGCGACTGCAACCGTTTCGCCTGCTGTAGAAGTTGCAACAACTGCTAAAGTGTATGGTAATGCTAGAGTGCATGCCAATGTTTTAGATAGCGTTAAAATACGTGGTAATGCCCGTATTTTTGGTAATGCATATGTCTTTGGGGCAGTTGAGGTATATGGTAATGCAAAGGTATATGGTAATGCAAAGGTATATGGCAGCGCACTCGTATATGACAACTCTGAAATATATGGGCATGCTCGTGTATTTGACAATGCATATATATTTGGCGATGCCAGAGTATATGGCGCCTGTAAGATTTTTGATAAAGCAAAGGTATATGGAACTGCACACGTGTATAATCGTCCACTTATATCTGGGTCTGCTGAGATATATGGCAGTGCACGTGTCTCGGGTAGCGTAAAAGTTAATGGAGCAGCATTAATTTATGGCACAAATACACTCATTTCTGGAAATGCAACAATATCTGGATCTGCTAAAGTTTATGGTGACGCCCGTGTCTCTGGAAATGCTTGTATCTATGGCAGCGCTCAAGTACATGTTGGCGCAAATGTATACAATGAGGCACAGGTGTACGGAACTGCAATTATTACAAACCAGACAATTGATAATGAAAATGAATACTATTAATTAGATTCATTATTTATTATATTATGCTGCATGACTGCGCCTGATTCATACAACGGGAACCCATACATCAAGCGTGACGGTGTACAACAACAGTTTACCGCTCATGAAATATCTGAGTATAAAAAATGTATGGCAAGTGTGTCATACTTTGCCGAACACTATGTAAAGGTTATAAATCTTGATCGTGGTCTTGTAAACTTTAAGCTTCGTGGCTATCAAGAAAAGATGGTCGATCATTTTACAAACAATCGCTTTAGTATTATTCTTGCGTGTCGTCAGAGTGGTAAGTCTGTGACAAGTGTTGCCTGGTTGTTACACTATGCAATATTCAATCCTGACAAAAAAATTGGCATACTTGCAAACAAAGGAGCGACTGCTCGTGAAATGCTGTCTCGAATAACATTGATGCTAGAAAATTTACCATTTTTCCTGCAACCAGGGTGTAAAATATTGAATAAGGGAAACATAAAATTTAGCAACAACTCTGAAATTATTGCTGCAGCTACAAGCGGATCGAGTATTCGTGGTCTGAGTATGAATGTTATTTTCCTTGATGAGTTTGCATTCGTACACAATGCAAATGAATTTTATACCAGTACCTATCCTGTTATTTCATCTGGTAAGGACACAAAAGTTATAATTACAAGCACACCTAATGGAATAGGCAATATGTTCTATAAACTATGGGAAGGTGCAATACAGAGTGCAAATGAATTTAAGCCGTTTACAATTAAGTGGAATGATGTTCCCGGCCGGGATGAAGAATGGAAACGTCAAACTATAGCAAACAGCAGTGAACTTCAATTTCGTCAGGAATTTTCATGCGATTTCATTGGCAGTTCGCAAACGCTCATAAGTTCTGATGTGTTGTTGGGTCTACAAGCTCGATCTCCATTAAAGACTCAATATGGCATTCAATATTATGTCGAACCTATTGAAGGTCATGACTATATTATGACCGTAGACGTTAGCAAAGGAAGAGGACAAGATTATAGCACATTTACAATATTCGATATAACTGGAGAAGGTCAGTCATTTGTTCAAGTTTGCACTTATCGAGATAATTTGATATCTCCGCTTATGTTTCCAGAACTAATAGTTCGTGCTGCAAAAATATATAATGGAGCTCTTGTAATTATCGAAAATAATGATGCGGGACAAGTTGTATGTAATGCAATCTATTATGATTATGAATATGACAATACTTTTGTGCAAAGCTCAGTAAAGAGCAGCGGGATTGGGGTGACTATGACAAAACGCGTAAAACGTATTGGTTGTAGCAACTTGAAAGACCTACTTGAGAGTGGTAAATTACAGTTATGCGACGCCGACACAATAGTTGAACTCAGCAGTTTTGAACCAAAGGGTGATAGTTATGCCGCTCGTGGAAATACCCATGACGACATGGTTATGAATCTTGTGCTATTTGCATGGTTTGTAAGTACAGATGCGTTTGGTGGACTGAGTAATATTGAATTAAAATCTTTACTCTATAGTGAAAAGATACGAGAAATGGAAGAAGACTTGCCCCCATTTGGTATATTTGATACTCCGCAAACATCGCAAACTCCAAGCATGATTGACTATGAACGCCAGGTATCATCACTTCAGGAGTGGAATATGCTGTAAAAGTGACTTTTTATAAATATCGATAGATTGAAATTTTCTTATTATGATCTCTTAAACTTATAATTAACAACTGAAAGAAAAAAATATATGGCATTCTTAATATCACCTGGAGTCGAGGTAAATGAAATCGACCGCACAGACGTAATCCCAGCTCTTTCTACTTCTATTGGTGGATATGCCGGTGATTTTAATTGGGGACCTTATGGTCAAATCGTTTCTGTAGGCACTGAAAAAGAACTTGGTTCTATATTCGGTACCCCATCAAGAAACACATCAATTGCAAGTTCATTTTTAACTGCAGCAAGCTTTCTTAAATACGGCCAAGGTTTACGCGTTGTACGTACTTTAAACACTGGTGCAAATACTGCCCGTGCTATTACTGGTACAATTGGTTCTGAAACTATATTTAATGTTAAAGACTATGAACAATTCGAGTCTTTAACTGATTTACCAAGCACAATCTTTGCACGTTATCCTGGAGAATTGGGTAATAGCATAGAGGTTAAAATTGCATATTCGGATTTATTAGAAAGTACATACGAAACAAACTTTGGTAAACACTTTAATTCAAAACCAAATCAAACACTCTATGCTGAGCAAATTGGTTCTAGCGCAAATGATGAAATACACATCTTAATTACTGACGTAGATGGTAGAATTTCTGGAACACGCGGAACAATATTAGAAAAGTACGAAGGTCTATCATTAGCGCGCGACGCTAAATCAGAAGACGGTTCGTCACTGTGGTATGGAGATGTGGTAAATAGAGGTTCTAGTTATATCTACATCAGCAGTTTAGATTTTGTTTTTAATAATGCTGACATTATTCTAATTGAAAATCCATCTGTTATTATATCACGCAACGCGAATGCAAATATAACAGAAGCAACTGCAGATTTTGTTGGTTTTGTCAACGTTGCGAATACTGGTACAATAAATGGTGAAACTGGTAATACTGTTAATTCTGGTACAACTACACTTGTAAAAGATATTGCGATTGGTATTAAATTTAAAGATCCATTATACACAAATCTGTCAGGTAATAATTGCAGACTAATCTTGAATTCAAGTGCGACTCCAATTGGTGGTGGATCACCGACAGTTGCATTTGATGTAAAAAATAGTAGTACAACATCATTTGATATGGATGTAACCGTTACATATGACGCTACACACACCATATTAGATATTATACACGCATTAAATACATCAGTTGCTAATGAGTATACATTAAATTCAATTGATAATCGTGCATATCAATTTACAGCATATATCGACGAACTTTACAAAATTACTACAAGCGATACTGCAGACGGAGATGCAAACCCTACCACTACAACAGTTCGTACACCAAACAATGTAATTATAGACATTGCACTCGCAGCAAATATTGATGCTAAAATAATAAGTAATTTGCTTCCGCAATATAACTACATTAATAATGTTTTAACAACTGCAGTTAATATTTTCCAATTTTCTGGTGCTATTATAGGCAATGGTACTATTGACGGCTTGGTTCGTACAATGTATGGTGGCAAAGATAGAGCAACAGGCACAGTTAATACACTTGCGACAGACGTTGTAGCTGCTCTTGACATAATCGAATATGTTGATAGAGATCTATTAGATATAAACTATCTTTTTGCTCAGTCAATTGATGGCGACTCTTCAGTGGATACTAAAGTTAGAGACATAGTTGAATCACGTCGTGATATGATTGGTTTCTTATCTGCACCAGTGAGCATTGCAACATTAAGCACAAACGATGCTAAAAAAACTGCAGTATTAAATAAATTCAAAGACATTGGATCAAGTAGTTTCCTTGTATTTGACAGCACTCCAGTGTATGTCTACAACAAATACCAAGATAACTATATTTGGATACCTGCATGTGGTCACATGGCTGGTCTTTGCGCGAATACTGATCTTATTGCTGAGCCATGGTTTTCACCAGCTGGCTTTAATCGTGGACAACTTCGTGGAGTCACTAAACTTGCATTAAACCCTACTCAGTTGGAGCGAGATGATCTTTATAAAGAAAGAATTAATCCTATTGTTTCATTCCCTGGCCAAGGTATTGTCCTATTTGGTGATAAGACTGCGCTTAAAAAAGCTTCTGCCTTTGATCGCATCAACGTGCGTCGCCTATTTAATATAGTCGAAAGATCAATCAAACAGTATGCAAAAAGCCAACTCTTTGAAATTAACGACGAGTTTACGCGAAGTGCATTTGTTGCTTCAGTAGAACCATTTTTAAGAAACATACGCGGTCGGCGTGGAATTACAGACTATCGTATTGTTTGTGACGCGACAAATAACACTGCGGCAGTAATTGATGGCAATCAATTTGTTGGAGATATTTACATTAAACCCGTAAAATCTATTAATTATATTTCACTAAACTTTATTGCTACTCGTAGTGGTGTATCATTTAATGAAATTGCAGGTTAATTAAACATTATAAATACTTAAAATTAAAAAAATATGAGACAAAGTATATCAGATTTTAAATCTAAATTTAGCGGTGGCGCTCGTCCAAACTTATTCGAAGTCAAATTATTTTGGCCTAATACAGTAAGAGCAGCAACTGGCACGGACGCTCTTACAGATACGTTAATGATAAAGGCAGCAAGTTTGCCACCAAGTATCATTAATACTATTGAAGTGCCGTTTAGAGGTCGTAAGTTAAAGGTTGCAGGTGATCGTACATTCGAATCATGGACAATTACTGTTATAAATGATACAAACATGGTTCTTAGAAATAAATTTGAATTATGGATGGATTTAGTTTCTAGAAATTCTGTTAATTTAAAAGATCTGTCAGGTCTTAGTTATATGCAAGACTTGTACGTGACTCAATTAGACAGTGAACAAGAAGCTATTAAAGAGTATCAGATTCATGATGCCTTTCCTGTAAACATTTCTGCCATTGATCTCAATTATGAAACTAATGACACAGTTGAAGAATTTACTGTCGAGTTTAGTTATCAATATTGGACATCACGCCAAGCCGGCGTAGAAGATTATACAGGAACTCGATAATTGATATATCTTTATTAAAATAGAGATATAAATAATATATTATGAAGCTATTCGGCTATGAAATATCCAAGGTAATCAATAAAAAAGATACCTCAGAACTTAATAAAGTACCGTCATTTTCTGCCCCAGTGGAAAATGACGGTACTTCTGTTATAACATCTTCGGCTACGGCCGGTTATTATGGACAGGTACTTGACATTGATGGCACTGCGCTGACAAACGAAAAAGATTTAATTTTAAAATGTCGTGCAGCAGCTACTCAACCAGAGTGCGACTCCGCAATATCTGACATTATAAATGCATCTATTGTTTCTGACTCTGACAGCGCTCCAATCAATCTAGTACTTGATAAACTAGAGCAACCAGAAAGTATAAAGAAAAAAATACTTGAAGAGTTTGACACAATAACAAAGTTGTTGTCGTTTAATTATAACGGTCAGGATATTTTTAGAAAGTGGTATATTGACGGTAAGTTATATTACCACATGATGATTGACCCAAAAAAGCCAAAAGAAGGCATAAAGGAGTTGAGAGCAATTGATCCGCTAAAGATCAAAAAGGTTAAAGAAATAACAAATAAGATAGATAAGAATACTGGAGTAAAAACTTCAGATGTCACGGCAGAATACTTCTTGTATTCAGATGACTTTAATAGCAACAGTGGTTTTAAGATTGATCCAAACAGCATAGTTTATGCGCCGTCTGGATTGCTTGACGAAAGCAATAAGTTTGCAGTTTCTTATTTACACAAGAGTGTAAAATTGGTAAACCAGTTGCGTATGATGGAAGACGCCCTCGTAATCTATCGTATATCTCGTGCACCAGAACGTCGTATCTTCTATATCGATATTGGTAACTTGCCAAAGGGTAAGGCTGAAGAGTATGTTCAAGGCATTATGGCAAAGTATCGTAACAAACTTGTTTATGATGCAAATACTGGCGAGATTCGTGATGATCGCAAGAGTATGAGTATGCTTGAAGATTTTTGGTTGCCTCGTCGTGAAGGTGGTCGTGGTACAGAAATTACTACACTCCCGGGCGGAGACAATCTCAGCCAGATTGAAGACGTAATTTTCTTTCAAAAGAAACTATATCGTTCATTAAATGTGCCAGTTAATCGACTTGAAAGTGAAACCGGTTTTAATATTGGTCGCGCAAGCGAGATATCACGTGAAGAGGTCAAGTTTCAAAAGTTCATCAACCGGTTACGTAAAAAGTTTTCAATGCTCTTTATTGAAGCACTGCGAGTGCAATTGTTATTAAAAGGAGTGTGTACAGCAGACGACTGGGAAACCATACGCGAAGGCATTTCGGTTGACTATATTGAAGACAACTATTTCTCAGAGCTTAAAGACTTTGAGATTATGAAAGAACGCATAGGCATGCTTGATACTATAAGCTCTCATATTGGTAAGTATTATAGCGACAAATGGGTGCGCAGCAATATACTTAACCAGTCTGAAGCTGATATTGAGCGCATGAACACTGAGATCTCTGAAGAAAAACCTGAAGAAGAGCCAACAGATGCTGAAACGCCGCCTGAAGGTGAAGCGTCAGACGATCAGTTTGGCGAAGTTGAAATGTGAAAATATATAAATAGTTAAAGTATGGAAAAAACAAAAGAATTTATTGACAGCTTAATGAATGGTCAAAAAGAGACCTCAGATTCATTATTCTCTGGCATGATACGTGATAAAGTTCGTACAGTATTAGATATCAAAAAGGTTGAACTATCAGCAAATATCTATAACGCTTCACAGCCACAAAGTGAAGTATAAACGTTAATTTTTATAAATAAATACACAACAGTCTAATGAAGTTAATCATTGAACATTCAGAAGATTTAAGATATATCTCAGAAGCTGCCGATAATGGTGAAAAGAAATTCATCATTGACGGTATTTTTATGCAAGCTGAGCAGGTGAATCGTAATCGCCGCATATATCCAAAAACA